GAAGAGGTCCTCGTGATGGATTCGGTGTACAACACCGCCGCCGAGGGCGCGACCGAGTCCACCTCCTTCATCGGCGGCCTGTCCGCTGCGCTGTTCTACCGGCCCCGCAACGCCGGTCTGATGACCCCGAGCGCCGGGTACACGTTCAACTGGACCGGCCTTATCGGCACCACGGGCGGCGCGGGCCTGCGGATCAAGACGTTCCGCATGGAGCACCTCGCCAGCGACCGCGTAGAGATCGATTCCGCGTTCGACATGCGGATCGTGTCGAAGGACTGCGGATTCTTCTTCAACAACGTCATCACGGCGGTGTAGCCATGGCCTTCTACAGGCGACCCAACTGGGCGCAGTTGATCAGGGACGGCGTGCCGTCCTTGTACGTGCTGCGCCCGATGTTGGGCGGGTTCACGCCGCCGAACGTCGGCGACGAGTATCCCGCCCCCAACCCGAGCAACAAGTTCCAGATGATGCGCGCCCGCCAGATGTACGAGCAGCGTCGCATTGGCCCTTGGCCGGATCTGGAGATCGCGCTTCTGCGGTCGGGGCGGCAGCCGGTGCCTCCCAAAGCCAAGCCCGCCGCCGCCCCGCCGAAGGCGGGAAAGGAGAGAAAACAGCATGATCGAAGTGCATAAAGTTCCGATTAGCGCGCCGCAGTTTCAGGGCGACGGGAGCCTGCTGACCAACATCGGGAGTTCGGCGCTCAACCCGCTCGTGCAGCAGGTGAAGCAGGTCAGTCTCACCGCCGCGCAGTTGATCGCGATGTACACGACGCCCGTGAGTATTCTTCCCGCGCCTGGCGCGGGCAAAGTACTCATCATCGACGCTATCGCGTTCCAGTTCAAGCACGGTGCCAGCCAGTTCACGGGCGGCGGCGCGGTGACGTTCGTCTTTCATGGGACGGCGGTCACGCCGCACACCGGGAACGTGGCGGCGGCGACCATTCAGGCCGCCGCCGACGACGTGCAGTACCTCGGCCCCAACACCAGCGCGGCCATCGATCTCCAGACGGCGATCAACCTCGGTCTGGATATCAAGAACGCGACCGCTGCGTTCGCGGCTGGCAACGGCACGGCCATCGTGACCGTATGGTACTCCGTCCTGACGCTCGGATAGCGCGCCATGAAGACCGCCGGCCTAAATCGCGCGTCGTTCCCGGCCATCAATCCCGGCACGACCCAGACCCTTGCCATCGGGTCGTCCTCGGCGGCCACAGCTGCGCCGATTGGCGCGGACGTGGTGCGCCTGGTCGCGACCGTGGATTGCTATGTCGCCATCGGGTCGAGTCCCACGGCGACCGCTTCCAGCATGTTCCTGCCCGCGAAGATGGCCGAGTACTTCGTGCTCGCGCAAACCGACAAGATCGCCGTGCTCCAAGTGTCCTCCGGAGGCACGTTGTACATCACTCCGGCCGCATAGTATGGCGTTCGCTGATCTCGTCAACGCGATGGACACGGCGTGTCTGGCCGCATTCGGCACGCCGGTTACATTCGCGCCCCAGGATGGTTCCGGGCCGCAGCAGATTACCGGGATCATCCAGACTCCGGCGATGGCCGAAGATTACGTGCCGGGCAGTGTGCAGGGCACGTCCGTCGTTCGGCTTTTCGTCCGGTTCGCCAACCTGAACCCGCCGCCGCAGCACGGCGACACCATCACGATCAACGGCAAGAAGTACGACGTGACCGAGGTGGAAGCCGATACGCAGGGCGGCGCGGTGCTCAAACTGCGGATCACCTAATGCTCAATCCCGCTGCGATGGTGGACAGCATCGTGACGACGCTCCAGGCCATTCCGGATCTGGCTGCCGCGATGACCGTCCTTGATGAGAACGGCACGCCCACCTGCCGGATCAGCGCATTCCATTACCGCTTGGGCGTCGAGCACCGCCTCGCGGAGGCTATCTTCAAGATGCCCGCGCCCTCGCTGATGCTCGTGTGGGAGGGCACGCAGGGCGGCAACTTTGACGGTCAGACGATTTGGAAGCATCGGTTCAGCATGTACTTCCGCATGGGGAACGCGGTTGGACAGACCGAGCCGATGGGGTACGAGGAGTTGTGGTGGACCGTCTGCAATAAGCCTCCCACCGGGAGTCCTGTGTGCATCCGGTACATGAACCTCTATCCCGGCCTCGACATCATGGACACGCCGAGCGTGGCCCACGCGCTCGATGAAGACCTCCAGGACCGCTTCGTGGGCACCTTTGTGATCCCCGAGATTGGAGATAACTGACATGCCCGATCTGAAGCAGGAGATGGCCGACGTGGCGGCGGCCATCGAGAGACTGGAGACGCAGGCCGCCGCGCCCGCGACCCCGCCCGCGCCCGGCAAGGTCCGGCTGCGGCATCCCCACACTGGCGACATCAAGGAAGTCGATGCCGTCCCCGAGAAGCTCATCCCGATCATGGGCCTCGGTTACCAGCAGGTGAAGGAGTAAACCAATGCCCGCGAGAATCCAGCAACTTGTCCTTGGCCTTGGAGCCAACAAGCAGACCGCCATCGGAACGGCGGGGACCACGTTCCTGCGCTTCAAAAAGCTCGACACGACGCTGACCACGCCGAAGCCGATCTTCGAGAACGACGCCGCCGAGATCGGCAAGCAGCACGAGTTCATCACGGCGACGTTCCCGTCGCATTACGACGTGGCCAACCGCCTGGAAAAGTACGCCAGCGCGGAATTCGTCACCTGGGCGACCGCCTACGCGCTCGGCAACGCGACCGTGACCGGCTCGTCCGCGCCGTACACGTACACCATCGTGCCGATCGATCCGGGCACGACCATCGAACTGCCGTACTTCTCGCTCGTCGAGCAGGTGGCCGAAGGCGGCGGCAGCGCGGTCGATAACCTGTACGTCGGTTGCGCCATCGAGGACTTCACGTACCAGTTCAACTATGGGCCGGGCCGCAGTTCGTCCAAGATGACGGTCAACTGGGTCGGCTCCGGCAAGCTCACGACGCCCTCCGGCATCACGGTCCCGGCTCTCACGGTCGAGAACAACATGCTGGCGGCGTCCATGTCGCTCACGGTCAATGGCGTGGATTACGTCGCGACCAAGCGCATCCTCTCCGGCAGCATCGGTTGGAAAAACAACCTGCTCCTCAACGCGGGCTTCTACCCCGGCTCCGGATTGCAGAACGGCCTCCAGATCCGTGGCCGCATGGAGATCGGCGCCCGCGTGCCGACGTTCCAGTTCACCGCCCGCCTGCTCTCGGGATCGACGGAGTACACGACGCTCATCAACCAGACCACCGGCACGGCGACGCTCTCTGTCAATCACGACGCGAATAACTCCGTCTCGTTCTCGTTCCCCAAGATGGCCTTCCAGGTCGTCGAGAACGCCGAGGCGGACGGCATTGTGGCCGTGACGGTGACCGGCGCTCCCCAGTACGACACGGTGAGCAACACGGTCCTGTCGATCACCACGAAGTGCGGCATCAACACCATCGCGCAGTAAAAATCCACTCCCAGGAGTACCTATGTACGGCAGCATCCCCGAAGGGGGCATCACCATCAAAGTGCCCAATCCGCCCAAGGCGGCCCGCGTCCGTCTCCCGACCAACGACGAGATGCTGGGCCGCCTGGCTCACCAGAAGTCGATCCGGCGCACCATCGGCCGGCGCAAGTCGCAGACGGAGTTCGTTCCGAATCCGCAGGCCGACCTCGCCCTGTTCAACCAGATCCGGTTGGACAAGGACGGCCCGGAGTTCGACGAGTTCGAGGCGGGCAATGCCATCTCGAAGCTCACCTATTGCGAGGTCACCGGCTGCGAGCGCGTGGGCGACGAGTACCGTATCACGCTCAAGACGCCGTTCGGCGACACCACCCACACCATGAAGATCCCGACGCAGCGGGACGTCACCGTGTACCGGCGCACCGTCGTGTCGGCGACCGACCTTCCGCACGGCCAGGAGGAGTTGCGATACCGGATCGAGCCCGCCGTCGATCTGTACGACTCCGTGGTCAGCAAGGCCGAGGGGTACGTCGATGGCCTCAAGATCAGCGACGTGCCGCCGCACCACAAGTCCGCGGTCGCCGTCGAGTTGGTTTCGGCGCTCGACGATCTCGACCCGTCGCTCGACCCAAACTTCTAGGGCCGGATGAGTGGCCGCATCCGGTCCCTCTCCGGCTCCTCATCCATCGGTGCATCCACCAGGATGACCTGTGCGATGGAGGCGCGGACGGTCCGCGCGGTTGCCCGGATGCCAACGATGTAACGTGCAGTAAGTGCGGGCACCAGCGCACGGTTGGTGATACCAACGCGCCTGGCACCTGCCCTCACTGCGGCTCCTGGCAATACACCATCAACCGCTGCTCGCATTGCCGCCTCGACGACCTGGATCACATCCGATCTCACTCGGTCGCCGGTCGCCTTTTCGAGCGGGTCCTCGAACTGGAGTTCGATGCGGCCCACTTTAGCGTTCCCTGGAGCGACGTGACCGCCGAGGAGGTGCGTGGCCTCCAGATCCTCAAGGAAGAACGCGAGCGCTATCGGCAGGAACTCGCGCACAACAATCCACTTCAAATCCCGAGAGCCAACGAATGAATCCCACACCACCGTGCGTTACCTGCGGTACTCCGGTCGAGTTCGACCTCGATCCGCAGTCGATCCGCTTCTCTCCCGGTATCGGGAGCACCGCTGTTGTGTTCGAGCACCCCGTCCAGGTCGCGTGTCCCGCTTGCGGCACGCTCCTGCACATGTTCGTTGCCGGGGTGCAGAACCTCCAGTTGAAGACCGCCGTCGTGCCGCCCGCGAAGCGGCAGTTGGTGGTTCCCATCTCGCGCAGGCTGGTCGGTTAGCGATGCCGTTTCAGGCCAAGATCACCCGCGCTCGGTTTGTCCTCGGGCCTTTCACGTCCGAGGACATGCTGGAGATCGGCAACGTAGTTGTGGAGTCGATCAAGGGCAGGCTCCACAAAGGCCTGAACATCAACGACCAGCCCGCCAAACCGCTCAAACCGGGGCGTAACGGGAAGAAGGGCTATCCCGATTACAAGGCGGGACGCGGCCTCCAGCCGTTCCGCGACTGGTTCTGGACTGGCCGCACGCTCCGGTCGCTCAAGGTGAAGTCGGCCAGCGAGAACCGCTGCGTTATCGGCTTCATCGATCCCAACGCCGACCGCATCGCGCACGTGAACAACATCCGCGAGCGGGCGTTCGGGATTTCACCCAAGGACCGGCTCGCTCTGACCGCCATAGTGCGGGCGGTGCTGAGGAGGGCTCGTGTGGTGCGGGTGGCGAGGGCGGCGTAGCGAGACGGCTCGATCATGGCTTCGTCATTTACGATTGTGAGCCTGCGCGTCGCTCAGCCCTCTAGAGTAGCCCGCGTAGTAGGCATTCACAAATAGCATTGCGAGCCACGCCTCTCTTTCAGCCTCGGGCTTCGCGAGAAGCGTGGTGTACTCGCTCTGAATGCGAGGGTTCTTACCGAGTTGCACAGTTAGAGAAGTTAGATGGTCACTGAACGCCTGATCTTTATTTGAAAACCATATGGTCCCAACACGCTTGATGTCATCTAGAACGTTTTGGGCACTGATGGAATACGAAGGATGCGTCTGTTGCTGACCACCAAGAGGGTAGATCATCAGAGAGGCAACTATCAGCCAGGTGCGCTTCATTCAACGTCCTCCTTGTGAGTTCGAACATCCACCGCGGCCCCGATTCTCTGGGGCCATCAGACCTCAATCGTAAAGGTTGTTGTAGAGCTGTTTAGAGGCACAGGTACTGGTCTCACCTTAACCCGGTATCGATCCTCAAATTTTAGTGAGCCGATGGCAGAACAGACCGCAGGGAGTCGGTTCGTCATTCTCATCTCTCCATGAATCTGACCGGCGGTAATCGAAACCACAGCCCGTCCGCTTTTGCGAGCCGGCTCAATGTGCCGGGTGAAAACATGCTGCCGAATTGCATCGGCTACACTTTCGGCCAAGTTCGCTTCACCTCCACAGCCTTCGAGTATAGCTACTTACAAAACCCGTAGCGGGGTTCTAAATGGACCAGGAATCTGTCGTTCTTGAAGTCGATCCTCGCAGCATTCACCAAGCCATCGTCCAGGCAAACAAGGACGTGGAGGGGTGGGAGAAAGGCATCGTCGGCGCTGGCGACCGCATGCAGAAGTCGCTGGAGCGCATGGCCGACCTGCTCGTCAAGGTCAACGACAAGTCCCGCAACTCCATGGAGCGTCTAACGCAGGCGGTCGAGAAGCAGGCCGCCGCCTACGGGAAGACCGGCGTGGACCGTCTGGTCGCGGAACGCGACCGCCTGATCAAGAAACTCGGCGACGAGGAAGGCATGGTCAACCGCGTCCGGGCCGCCTACGAGAAGATGATCGCCGCCGAGCAGAAAAAGGACGGCGGCGGCGCGGAGGCGTTCGGCAGGCAGATTGAGCAGATGATCCGCGACCCGCTCAACGGCGCGAAGGAAGCGGCGGCTGGCCTGCTCGAAAAGGTCGGCACCATGGGCGCGGCCTTGGGTGCTGGCCTCGGGGTCCTCACCGCGATTGCCGCAGCCGGATGGGAGGCGGCCAAGAGTCTCGGCGAGTACGGCACGCGCATCCGCGACGTGGAGCTGCGCACCGGCCTGGCGGCCAAGGAGGTCGGTCAGTTCGCGTTCGCCGCCAAGGCTGTCGGCCAGGACGTGGAGATCGTGGAGCGCCTGATGCGCGGTCTGTCGCAGGCCGCCGACGATACGTCCACGCAGGGCGAGAAGGCGCGCGCCACGATGCAGCGGTTGGGCATCGACCTCCGCACCTCCATGGGCGAGATGAAGCCCACCTCGCTCCTGTTGACTGAGATCTCCGACGCGTTGAACAAGCTCCCCGAGGGCGTCCAGCGCGACGCCGCCGCTATGGATCTGTTCAAGCGGGTGGGCATCGAGGCCATCCCGTTCCTCACGGAGTTGAACGAGAACCTGAAAGAGGCCAAGGCCCAGGGATTCGGGCCGACCGAGGACGACATTCGCCGCTTCACCGAGTATCAGCACGACGTTGCGGAGTTGCAGACCAAGTGGGACGCGCTGATGCGCAAGTTCAAGGAGGGCCTCGTCACCACGCTCACCATCTCGATCAACTGGGTGGGGGCGGGCGTGAAGTGGTTCCTCAACAACATCACGCCGTACGGCGACGAGCAGCGCGAGCGCCAGGAGGAGGAAGATGCCCGGCAGGTTGCGGCGGCCGGAGGCGTGGGTGCCCACGGCTCCAGGAGCGCGCACCGCAGCCTCCAACGGCAGATGGACCAGATGGCGCCCGGCTTCATGCAGGATAAGCCTGCCATCCAAGCGCGCATCGAGGAGTTGCGCAAGCAGCAGCAGGACCTCGTGGGCAACCTTGGGTGGGCGGCGTTTATCGCGCCGACCGAGGACGAGCAGAAGCGCATGGCGAAGGCCGCCAGCATCCAGAAGGACATCGAGAGCATGCAGTACACCCTCGATGAAGCGGAAAAGGCCACGCGCCGCAAGGATCTGAATGAGGGCCAGTCGTACATCGACCGCCTGCGCGCCCGATACTTCGGCACCCACGACGGCATCGAGGAGGCGTACCAGCAGGCGAAGAAGGAAGTTGAGCGGTATCGCAAGGAACTGTTCGAACCAGAGCATCCACTCACCAAGACAGAGGCCAGTGACCTCAACAAGAAGCTCGTTGAAGCACAGGGCCGCGAGGCGCGCGCCAAGGCGTCGCTCGACGCGGAGACGGAGCGCAAGAAGTTCCTGACCGAGAGCCAGGCGTTCATTAGGAAGGGCGATGAGGCCGAGCTCGACGCCATCGGCAAGATTTACTACCAGCGCGATCTGCTGTTGCAGCAGGCGGCCAAGGTAAAGGCGACCGAGGCCGAGATCGCGGCCATCCGCAAATCCGCCGACGAGCAGGCGGGGAAGGTGCTCAAGGAGTCCTGGGAAAAGTTCGAGGAGTATGACCAGAAGCGCCGGCTCGATCAGCAGAAGAAGTTCCTCTCGCTGTTCCTGCCCTCCAAGGAGCAGTTAAAGGAGTGGGAGGACGTGTTCAAAGCGCAGGACCGCATCCAGGATATCGATGTGCAGGCGCAGAAGGAGGCCATGCGGCGGCACGCGAACATGCAGGTGAAGCAGGCAGCGACGCCGGAGGATGCGTACCAGATCCGCGTGGACCTTGCGATCAAGCTGGCGCAGATCGAAGTGGACCGCATCCGGCGCGAGGACGACAACGCGAAGAAGATGGTGATGGCCGCCGAGGCGCAGAAGCAACTCTACACGGACCTCGCGGCGGCGCAGGACGAGTTGGAGGAGAAGCGCGCGCAGGCCGCCGAACGCGCCGCCGAAGAAGCACAGCGCGAGTTCGACACGATCCAGAAGGAGGCGTCGAGCCTCTTCCATACGCTGCTCACGAAGCCCCAGGACTTCGCCAAGCAACTGGGCACCACGCTTCGCGAGGCAATCCTGAAACCCATTACCGAGGGTTTCGGTGGGATGATCGCGACCGCCGTGCAGCCGTTGGTGGGCGGCATTGGCGGCATGTTCAAGGGCATGTTCGGCAAGGACCCGGCGAAGGCTTCGACCGATCTCAACACCGCCGCCACGGTCCAGAACTCGGCGGCGATCGCCATGCTCACCGCCGTGCTGGCCGGATTTATGGGCATCGGTATGCCGATGTTTGCCGCGCCGAGCATCCCCGGCATCAGCGGTATCCCGCTCCCCGCGTTCTCCGCGCCCGCCTCTGGCATGCGCTCGGGCCTGCCTAAATTCGCGGACGGCGGTGTGACGAACGGCCCGACCATCGTTGGCGAGGCCGGGCCGGAGTTGGTGATCCCGTTGAAGCGGCTCCAGAACATGGGCCTGCCTCCCAGCGTCAATCTCGTGGGCCACTATGGGCCGGAGACGACCAAGGCGCTGGAGAAGGCGACGTATGCGCTGATGGATATCGCGCTCCCGGCTGGCCTCGGCGCGCTCGGCGGGCCGGCTGGCATCAGCATTGGCGACACCTTCATGGCGCTCCTGACGGGCGCCGTTGCTGCGGCCACGCCCCCGAGGTATGACGGTGTCCTCATGGGAGTTGTGGCGCCTCCCGGCGACATGGAACCCTACTACACGGCCCGGTGGGTAGTGAATCCGAGGAACGGGGAGATCCTGACCAGCAGGATTGCCCGGTGGTCCGAGACGACCGATCTGCTTCCGGAGCATCACCAGTTGATGGCAGCCAAGGGATGGCCCACGGCGGGGCGCAATTATGACCTGATGCACCGTGGCCAAGCGATCCTCGCACGCGACGGCACGATCCTGGATCTCGGCGACCAGTCCGGAGAGGGATTCGCGGAGTTCGCTGCCGCCTATGGCAACGACGCCATTCGCCGATTCCGTCCGCTTACGAGGAGCCAAGCGGCGCGGCTCGAAGGCCACATCACGGACCTGTTCGAGAATCTGTTGCCGCGATCTGCTTCTGTGCGCGGGCCTCGCGACCTGGAGTACATGGCGAGGCCGAAGAGTGGGCCGCGTGGCGTGCTCGATCCGGAGACGGATTGGTATTGGGGCGAGGGCGGGCGCGACGCTTGGGGCATGACAGCAGAGCAGCGTGCGGCGGCGGGCCGGAAGGGCGGCAAGCGGGCGCAGGAGACGCTCCGGTTGAATCCCCGTGATCCGGATTTGGACATGTTCGGGAATTACGTCGGCCCTCCGGTCGATCCGAGGGAGACGGTTCACGAGGCGAGCCGCAAGATCGATGAGCAGTTCAAACATCTCGCCGACATCGACTGGAGCCGCAAGTCCGGCCAGATCACCCGTTTCGTCAACGTGGGCGGCGAGCGCATGAGTCTCCTACAAGCGGGGAAGCGGTTCGGCGTGAGCTCGCTGTCCATTGAACGCGAACTCCGCGCCCGCTATCCGGGCCAGGACTGGAGCACCATTGACCTCTCGGAGGTAATCAAAGAGTGGGGCCTCCGTAGTGTCGATGCAACGAAGGCGCACCGCATCCCTTCGCACGACTCGGGCGGCACCATCGCCAGCACCGGCATAGCGGTCGTCCACAAGGGCGAGGCCGTGGTCCCGCAGGCCGACACGCTCAAGCGCAGCATCGATAATCTCACCGGCGCGATGAATGGCAACGCCGTGATGTTCCGGTGGTTGCTGTCGTCGATGTTTGGCGGTCGGGCGGCGGCGTACCCGGTCGCGATCCCCGGCGTCGGCACTATCCAGATTCCGATGGGTGGGGGCGGCAGCATCATCAACTTCTCGGGTGGCGGCGGCTATACTCCCGTGGCGTCGGGCGGCGGTGCGTCCCTCGCGCCCGAGGGCGGCTATACGCCTGCGCCTTGGGCTTGGACCAAGACCGGCCTGCCGCAAAGCGAGCTCGAACGTCTCGATCAGATGGTTACTGGCGGCAAGGGCGGTAAGTTCCTGTCCAAGGGCGTTTTCAATCAGAAGGCACTCAAGGACGCGCTCTCGAACCTCAAAGGATCGGTCTGGAACGAGGACGCGTGGAACGCTTACCCCTGGACCACGGGCGGCGTCATGGCGGGCGGCATTCAGGCCGTGGCCACGTCTCCGGCTGCTGGCATGGCGGGATTCTCGCTCGCTATGGGCGGCCTGACGGGCGACCGGCGCGGCACCTGGGGCGGCGCGATGGAAGCGGCGGCCGGAGGCGCGTTGATCGGCGACCAGATCGGCGGGCCGTTGGGCGCGGCGGCTGGCGCGTCCTTCGGGTTCGAAGTGGCGATGTTCGAGAAGCTGTTCGGTGTGGAGTCTCCGCAGAACGAGGCGAAACGCCTGGTCAAGCAAATCTACTCGATCAACATCGACAACTCGATGGCCAAGGATATCGTCAACGTGGCGCAGCAGAAGTACGCGGGGCACGTGAGCCTCGCCGTGCGCGACCCCGACGTGCGCAAGATGCTCATGCTGTACTCGCAGGCGACCGGCCAGAGGTTCCCGCTCTCGGCCAGCACGCCGCAGTCGGCGGCGCTCGCGGAATCGGGTGGGCGGTTGTACCAGCAGGCGACCTATGTGAACGGCATGCCGTACACGTTCCAAAGCAACCTGCCGGTCCTGGGCGGCTACCAGACGGGGACGTACCCGATGCCGGGAGGCAGCCCTATGTCGCTCCAGGTGAACATCTCCGGCCAGGGCGCGGCGCAGTTCGTCGCCGGTCAGGTGGTGACGCCGGAGTTCGTGCAGGCCCAGTGGTCGAGCGCGGGGGCATCCAGCAACGGACGCCTTCAAAACTCGGCCATGATGCAGCAGCCCGGCCTCGTGGTCAGTTGATCGTCTGATCGAGGAGCGGAGGCGTGTCGGCCTTCGGATCGGCGCGCAGCACGGCCATGTGGTACTCGAAGAAGGCCCGGTCGAGCAGCGCGTCGATACCCTGCGTCTGCTGCGCGACGCGCTCGATCTGGAAGCGGAGTGCCCGCATGCCGTTCGCATAGTCCCACCCGCTCTGCTCGAAGGCGGGGTCCTCGGTGGGTGCCATGAATTGCCGTTCGGCGGCGTCAGCGAGTGCTCTGGCGAGCGTTGCGATCCGCCAGCACTCGTCGAGCACCTGGGCGGTAGCGGTTGGGTGGTTAATCATCGTCGGTCCTCTCGCCCCATATAACCCTTGGGCGGGGGCCAAATATCAAGGAGAAAATAGCGTGCCGGGCAACGTCCAGACTGCGGCTCCGAGTGGCGTGATGCCGTACGCTCTCTGTGCGGCGTTCTCCGAGTCGCGCGAGTACGTCCAACTCCAAGCGCAGTATCACGATGGCACCATCCAGCGTTCGCAGTTGGCCAGCACCTCGCGCCATACGTTCAAGGTTTCGCAGCGGTTGGACGCGACCAAGGCGGCGGCTCTCAAGACGTTTTGGGACGGCCAGCAGGGCGGCGTCGTCCCGTTCGTGTTCTACCACCTGATCGAAGGAACGTATGACCCCACCGGCGCTTCTGTCACGGGCCGGTACACGGTCGTCTTCCGGAACAACTGGCAGCAGGCCACCGGCCTGGCGCGCACCGACGTGCAGAATCTCGAACTGATCGAGGTCGCCTGATTCCATGTCTGACACCATTGGACGCATCACCGTTCCCTCGCTCGTTTCGTCGGGCCTGACGTTCCCGTTGACGAGCGACTTCGGCTACGGCTTCACCCAGGACCGCCCGGTCGTTGTGCATCGCTTCGGCGAGTTGGACGCGAAGGCAGAACAGCGCTTCGCGGTCGGCCTCGGCCCGCGCAAGTTCTCGTTCAGGCGCCAGCACCTCTCCAAGCGCGACCGCAACTCGCTCGTCTCGTTTTGGGAGGGATTGCAAGGCGCGTGGCAGTCGTTCACGTACAACGTTCCGAACCCTGTCCAGGTCGCCAGCCCGCGCGCCACGTCGGAGACGACCACGGCGACCACGGTGACGTGGGAGTACGCCCCGCTCTCGATCCAGTACCTCGCCAACGCCTGTCAGACCGGCTTCAACTTCATCGAGGTGCCGTCGAGCGGGCCGACCTTCAACGTCAACAGCACGTGCCTGCGGTTCCCGTCCTCGGGCCTCAAGGCCGCGCTGCTGTCGCAAGTCCAGCAGATCATCCCGCTGATCCACATCCGCGTGCGCGAGGCGGCGGTGCCGGATATCTGGCTCTCCGACCGGCGCTGCACGCTCTCGGACAACGCGAGCGGGGCCGTGCAGGCCGCGATGGGGTGGGCCGCGCCGACGCAGGTGTATCTGCCGCGCGTCCTGGGCCTCGGCGAGCCCGGCTCCGACACGATCATCTCGCAGGACATCAAGGGCACCGCCGACAACGTGCAATTCACGTTCGGCAACGCCGACCGCGTGATGACCGCGCTGGCCAACGACACCGATCTCAAGTTCGCGTCGATCGACCTCTGCCTCCTCCACGTGAACTCGGGCATCCTGATCCAACTGTGGAAGGGATTCATCGTCAGTTACGTGACGGACGGGAGCCCGCAGTTTACGGTGCGATGCTCCGATGGCCTGTTCCAGATCACGCAGATGTACCCAGTGCGCGCGATCTCGCGCCAGTGCTGGAAGACGTTCAAGGACGGCGTGAACTGCCCGTACGTCGGCACTTCGACCTCCTGCGACTATTACTTCGACTCGGCCAACGGCTGCCAGGCGCACGGCATGACGCGGTACTTTGGCGGCCATCCTGCCGAGCCACAGGGCGTCGTCATCAAGGACAACTCGACCGGCCTTTGGGGAATCGGGCGCAGCACCGTGACCGCCACGTCGATCATCTCCGACACCATCTGGGGTAACGCGCTCCAGGAGATCTGGTGCAACGACGACGGCGATCCCGGCAAGGCGTTCTGGGTCAACTGCATGATCGCGGCGGGCCGAGACGAGTCCGACTTCTACGATGCCCTTGGTATCGTGGGCGCCGGCCCGATCTGCTCGTACACGGGCATGTTGGTGTACACCAACTCGGACGGCTACCGCTACATCATCGCGCCCATGCTCGATGGCCAGCCTCCGCAGGGATTCCAGGTCGATGGCAACCTGAACGTCACCAAGGATCAGCCCACGATGGGCCTGCGCGAGGTCACGGGCAACGACCCGTGCGATCTGTCGCACGACTCCTTCTCTCTTGGCCAGGGCACGCCGCAGGTGTGGGGACCGGAGATGGCAGCCGGAACCGCGTTCGTGGAGATCCGCCGGCCCGATCAGAAGGGTATCCAGCCCACCACGACGGACCAGCACCAGATGCAGGTCCCCATCTCGCAGGGCCTCGCGGGGTACACGTGGGACGCGGGCGGCACGCGGACGCTGGCCAACGGCCTCACCAACCCGTTCTGGATCGCGGTCAATTGCTTTCTCCGGTCCCTCGCGCTGTTTGGGGCGTCCTCCGCGACGCAGCTCCAGAACTTCGTCCTGGCATCGGTGTATGCGGGCGACGGCAGCGGTGCCGCCGAGATCGCAGACGATCCGGTGACGCCGATCATTGGCACCGGCACGGAGAAGCAGTGGCGCTTCCAGGGCGTCCTGGCCTCGCAGAAGCCCTTCCGCGATTGGCTGGTCGAGATCCTGGCCTGCGCGCTCGGGTACTTCACCTTCGAGTTCGGCAAGCTGAAGCTCGGGTGCCGGATCAATGCCGCCGCCGTCGAGGCGTTCACCCTCGGCAATATCCTGTTCCAGTCGCTCCGGTTGGAGCCGGTCGAAGCGGCATTCGAGCATCTGGTCATCGACTTCGCGGATCAGGCGTACCAGTATCAGGCCAACACCGCCGAATACGTGGACAAGAGCCATGCGGCGTACTATGGCCGCGCCGGTGCGCCGTTGACCGCGCGCCAGCACTCGGTCGGTTGCGGCACGCTCTCGCAGGCTTTGCGCCTGGCAGCCGTCCGGACGCGCGAGGAGTTGGGTGGCGTGACGGCGACCGAGTGGCGCAACGCGCGCAACGCCTCGTTCCAAACGACCGTCCTGGCGCTCAATACGGAGGTCGGGCAGGTCGTCTCGATCACCCATGGCGACGTGCCGGGCGGCGCGGGCAACTTCCGCATCCAGTCGTGGCGCCTCAAGAAGGACTGGAGCATCGAGATCACCGCCAAGACGGTGACGCCCTCGATG